TTATAATATCGCAGTTAAAGAAAGATACAGATTCTTCTCATTTGGGGATGCTATGCTAATAATTTAAACCAAAAGTTTACAAATGTAATGTTAATAATCAAATAATCAAATAATCAAATTTAGGTAAAAGAAAAAAGATCTGGGTTTTGAGCCCAGATCTTTTTTTGATGCAATAAAAATGGCAGCCACGACAACAAAAGTGACTGCCCCACAGTTAACTTAGAGAATACAAGGGTATGAAGCTTGCATTCTGATTGTAATTCCTTCTTACTTGGAATCTAAGGAGTAAACCAAGGAAGAAATTACCTGAAAAGAATTATATCATTTTCGGAGGATTTGCACAAGCTATAATTATTAACCAAAGAACAGGAGGATACTTCATGGAAAACAGAAGCTATGGGCTGTATTCGTTGTACAAAATGTATCGTGGATCATGCGAAGAATCTGATACTGATACTACAAAAGCAGCACTGATTAAATGTGGCGACCTTTTGGAAAGTGCATGTAATTCAAATGATACATTCAATGTGATCTGGGATGCGATATGCGAGTATGGAGATCAAGAGACTATCAGGGGTATATTGAGGGGCCCAATCAGGCGGTACAAATTGCTATTGACATAAAAAATAAAACGTAATTTGCTTGGACAGTCCGTGTAAAATCTATGGAACGTCCGTAAAATATCCGTATAATGTCCGTGGACAGTCCAGAGGACAAAATGCAGACAAAATAAAAGCACCAGTTCAAAAATTCTGGTGCTTTTATTTTTACCTGATAAAGGTTTGAGAAAGTCCGTTTCTAAAAACGATCCGCTGAACCTTTCCGTTGTAGATGTCGATATAATCAATTACATCGTGAGTAAACATATATAGTATTTTAGGATCAACAGTTGTGGCAAGACGTTTGTAACTGATATAGTTTCGATCAGTCAGCTTTTGCGTAATGATAAAGGTGCTTGCTTTATCAACAAATTCTTCATCTGTTATGGAATCATCAACGGAGTTTTTATTGACGATCCCTATTTTCTCATCAATTTCAGCAATCTTTGTTTCGATTTCCGTTTTCTTTGTCATGTAATCCTTTTCAGATATAGCCATATCATCATACAGATATAAGTTTGTAAGACGATCCAGAGCCCTATCAAGCTTTTTCTTTTCGGCTTTTAATATCGTGAGTGATGATTGCACCTCATCATTTTTCTTTGCTTTATTAACGTTAAATGATCTACCATAGATGTTTCCCACTACACTCGATGAAAGAATATTATATAAGTCGTTGAGTTCTTCCTGATCGATGCTTTTAATATCTGAAAAAGCATCTCCAGTCAAGAGTGCATCTTGGAGATCAGCCGGACTATGGATTGAATCAAAGCCTTTTTGTGCGTTAAGCATATTCAGGATATAGTTAAAGATAAATTCTCCAAGCACTGGGTCAGATGTTGATCTGCCACGGCATTTCGTCAGTGATTGCCGCCTTGTAGAACAAAGATATTTGGAATACTGCCATGATCTATTTTTGTTTGAGCTGGTCGAGGTCATTTTTTTACCACAGTTTTTACACCAGCATAGACCACCGAACACATGAACATGAATACCTTTAACATATAAGTTGTGTTCCGTAGCAAATCTTTTGTTGCCTTTTAGGATTGCAAGAACCCTTTCCTTCTGATCGTATGAAATAATTGCGATATGATGATCTTCAATCATGATCCATTCTGATTCGTTCTTAAGTTTCTGACGATTACCAGCTTTTCTCTTGTTATACTCGTAGCAACCGCAGTACCACCAGCTCTTTAAGATAATAGAAAGAGAAGGCGGCGACCATTCATTCCCTGATCGTGTTCTGTATCCGTGTTCGTTCATGTATCGAGCAAGATATACAAGTGATTGAAGCTCCTCGTATTTATCGTGGATCAGTTTTACAGTGTTGGATTCATTTGCAATAACAAGGAAATCTTCTTCCACAGGATCATATTTATAGCCGTATGGAACTCTACCGCCATTCCATTTGCCTGTATTGGCACGAGAGATCATAGTTGCAGTCACACGTTCAGAAGTCATGTTTCGTTCAAGCTCGGCAAATACTAAGATGATCTTAAGCATAGCTTCTCCCATAGCGGTTGAGGTATCAAACTGTTCGCTCTTGCTGACGAAAGTTACATTCAGCTCTTTTAATTCTTGATACATTTGAGCAAAGTCCAGAAGGTTACGGCTGATTCTGTCAATCTTCCAGACGAGCAGATGGGTAAAAGCTCCAGTTCGTATCTGGTCCATCATATCTTGATACCGTGGGCGGATTGTGTTTTTACCAGAGTATCCAGCATCTTCGAAGATCACATAATCGTCGGTATTAAGGATCAGCTTCGAGTATGCAATTAAATCCTTCCGTTGCATTGGCAAGGAATCTTTATCAACCTGTTGTAGTGTAGACACTCTTATATAGATTGCCACTCGACACATCCGGGGTGGAGAGGGCGTTATATTAAGTGCAGATAAAGTATTCATAGGTAATCCCTCCTAAAAAACCGCCTGATTTCTCAGACGGCTAAAATTTTATCAACAGTTTCTCTTAATTCTAAGTATGTACATTTGATCGGATTTAATGTTAACAACGATGGCAAAGTAATTATTTTCTGCCTTTGTTTTTCTCTGTCAATGGTTTTAGCTGGAAGCACATAAAAATCCCATAAATTCATGTCAAGAGGGTTCTCGTTAAGGCTCATAGCTGTATAAATGCAGAATATGTAAACATTACAATTATATCCAGTTTCATTTTGTGTTTGCTCTTGAAAAATGTCAAATGAAATATGATCTGGATGTTTGGAAGAGCTGGACTGGATGTATGCAGCGGTTTTAACCGATAATCCATATTTATTATTGTATAGCAGATCAAAAGGCATACACGGAGCTGTAAGTGTCTCACAGCCGCTTTTTATCATATCCAAAGAAGATGCGACAACAAATTCCGCTAGTACAGACTGCCAAAAATTGTTAACTGTTTCATCCTTGATATAAGAATACATTTATTTTTTCCCCTTTTTCCATTCCTCTATACTGATAATTTTTTAGTATTGTCAGATTCCGTTTTTGGAAGTGTGGAAGCAATTCCATCTATGTATGCAAGGACATTTTTTTGATGGTTGTATGGCAATTCTCTAAATTTTTCAATCAGTTCCTTTTCTGTTTTGCTGGAAAAATCTGGTTTTATGACGTTTTCAAGGCTGTTATCGGCAGTATCATCTCCGAACACGAGCCAATCAAGAGACACATTGAAATATTGAGCAATTTTTATAAGCGGTTTTAATCCGGGCTTTGTCTCGCCCTTGTTCCATGCAGTAAAAGCGTTATGACCAATTCCTATGACTTTGGTAAGTTCTTTCTTATTCATTCCTGATTGTTGTTGTAATAAATTTAATCTGTCGATTACGTCCATAGTTACCTCATTTCTAATAAAAATCAAAAATCCCGTTTTAAGGTATTTACAAATCCCCTTTTAAGGATTATAATAAAGATGTTACAAAAGTAAAACACATTTGAAAATACAAAATAGTGACGAAAAGTATTATACAAATGTAAATTACAATTCGATTTTACATTAAATTTATAGAATTGTAAACCATCCCGAAAGGAGGAGGTGCGATGAAAAGAATCTTGCCTAAATGGTGCAAGGATGCAAAGAAGGCGATGATTGATAAGGATATGAGCGTAGAAGAACTTGCACAGCTTACTGGAAGAACGAGAGTATACATTTCAGCTGTACTAAATGGGCGGCAGTCAGCACAGCCGGTAATGCAAGAAATCAGTGACATTCTTAACATAAAAATGGATACTACTCGTTACACAAATAAGTAATTATGTAACTAAGTACAGTATACCCAGAAAGGACAGACGGTAACATGGGAAAAGGCTGTAAGAAAACGAATGAGAACGTCTATTTTAAGGCGAGGAAAGAGGCAGCAAAGTATAACGAAAAGCTATATAGCCGAGAAGGAGCAAGCGAATTGTTGGGATTGTCCGTATCGACATTGGCTGATTACGAATTGGGTACGACAAAGGTTGTGCCAGTGGACAAAGTAATGCTGATGGCTGATCTCTATAATTGCCCTGAACTGAAAGCTGGATACTGCAAGCATGAGTGTCCAATCGGAAAATCAATTCCAATGGCAACACAGATTAAAGGCTTAGAAGGGATCACATTGAGACTGATTAAAGAATTTGACGTGAAGAAGATCAAGGACATGAAGAACAGCCTGATCGGGATTACAGAAGATGGGATCATAAGTGAGGACGAAAAACCAGAGCTTAGGAGAATCCTGAAAATGCTGGACGAAATGGCATTAGCAATCAGTGAACTAAGACTTGTCGGGGAGAAAGTACTGAAAGGAGATCACGATGGATATTGAAAAAATGAAGAAGATCTTAAGCACAGAGTACGGAATTAACTCTCCAGAAGAGTTAGACGAAGCAATGAAAAGATCTAAGGGTATTGATCTAGCAATATTTACAATGCCGATCAACAAAATAAATAAAAAAGAGAAATAGGAGGGACGAAGCATGGGAGAAATTTCAGAGACAAGAGAAAAATTAGAAGTAATAAAAAAACAAATAGATACTGAATTAACAAAAAATATACAGGCTCTTCCTGAAGGGTTTAACAAGCAACGGTTTATTTTAAATTGCTGTACTGTAATTAGTGATAATCAGAAAGGTTTTGCTGATGTCAAACCTCAATGGGTAGCGGCGGCGTTTGTAAAGGGAGCCTACCTTGGATTAGATTTCTTTAACGGAGAATGCTATGTAATTCCTTACGGAAGCAAAGCTAACTTCCAGACTGATTATAAGGGAGAAATCAAGCTCGCGAAAAGATATTCAAAGAATCCGATCAAAGATATCTACGCAAAGAATGTAAGAGAGGGAGACTTCTTCGAGGAAAGAATTGAGAACGGAAATCAGATCGTAAACTTTAGACCAGAGCCGTTCAGCGATAAAAAGATCATTGGTACGTTTGCAGTTGTGCTGTATAAAGATGGAAGCATGATGTACGATACAATGTCTGTTTCAGAGATCGAACACACAAGAACGTCATATTCAAAAGCTGCGAATAGCAAGGCATGGAAGGAGTCTCCGGGCGAAATGTATAAAAAGACAGTCCTTAGAAGATTATGCAAGATGATTGATCTTGACTTTGACAACATAGAGCAGCAGCAAGCATTTGACGATGGATCAGATTTTGATCCGAATAAAAACATTATTGACGGAGAAGCAAAAGATGTAGTAACAGACCCATTCAAAGCGAGTGAAGAGTCTACAGAAGCCGAAGAGGTTGATAGCCCACAGCAGTAAAGGAGAACAGCGGTATGAAGTTAACAAGCGAGAACTATTACAGTCAAGAGGCGAATAAAGAGTATATGTCAGTATCCCAGTTTAAGGATTTTGCTGGAACGTATGGTAAGATTCCATGCGAGTTTGAGGCTTTGGAAAAGCTGAACGGCAGATGGGAAATGGAAAAGACGACGCCGCTTCTGGTAGGCAGTTACGTTGATTCCTACTTTGAGGGAACTCTGGAGCAGTTCAAGAAAGAAAATCCAGAGATTTTCAGACAAGATGGAGAATTAAAGAGCGACTATATACATGCTGAAAAGATTATTGAGAGAATTGAGCGAGATGATTATTTTATGAAATGTATGTCCGGGAAAAAACAGGTCATTATGACAGGAGAGCTGTTCGGAACTAAATGGAAGATTAAGATGGACAGCTATTTGGAAGACATTGCGATCGTCGATTTAAAAATAATGAGAATACTAACTAAACGAAATTGGACAGATGATCTCGGAAATATTAATTTTATAAAATACTGGGGATATGACATTCAGGGTGCGATCTATCAAGAGATCGTAAGACAGAACATAGGAAAGAAGTTACCATTCTTTATTGCAGCAGCATCGAAACAGAAATACCCAGACATTCGAGTTATTGGTCTTACACAAATGGAATTAGACGAAGCAATGTACACAGTAGAATCGCATATAAAAAGAGTTTTAGATGTGAAAGCAGGAAGAGTACCGCCAGATCGTTGTGAATTATGTGATTGTTGCAGAGATACAAGAGTTATAACTGGACCAATTTCTACTCATGATCTGACACCTAGCATAGATTGAAAGTGGTGGTAGAATGTGGCTTAGTGTACACGAACAGATATTTGGAGCAAAATCGAGGAAATTAGCAAAGAAGCTTAAATGTTCTCAAAATGAAGCAGTTGGACTGGTTATGCGACTTTGGATGTGGGCAATATCAGACGGAAACGCACAAAGGAATGGATATCTTGAAGGATGTGACAGAGAAGATGTTGCAGAGATATTAAACGTCGGAAATAACAAGAATATTGATCCAGACGAAGTAGTATCAATATTAATCGAAGATAACTGGATTGAATGCCGTGAGGATGGTCTGTATATCCATGACTGGGAAGAATGGCAAGCAAGCTGGTATGATGCGGTCGAAAGAAAGCAGAGAGACAAAGAGCGTAAGAGAAGAAAGAGAGCAGAAAAAAGAGAACAGGAGCTAGAGAAAGAAAAACAAAAGAAGATAGAAAAGGAGATCAAAGAAGAGAGTACAAAAGAAACTAAGGATACAAAGGAGATCAAGGAAGTTAAAGAGACACCGAAAAAGGAAAAAGGGTACAGCAGCACTTTTGAAGATTTCTGGTCTGTATATCCACGAAAGATTGGAAAAGGCGATGCGTATAAGAAGTACAACGCAAGAATCAAAGATGGATGGAGCCCTGATGAATTAAAAGAGGCTGCACAGAATTATGCAGAGCAGTGTGAGATAGAACATACGGAGAAGCAATACATTAAGTATGGCAAGTCCTTTTTATCGGACAGCACACCATTTACGGATTACTTGGGATCATCCAAGGTATTAGCCGAGGAGAAGGCTGGAATGAAACAACAGCAGATCAAGAGCCAGAAAGATAATGGAATACATAATTTTACCCAGCGAGATTATGACTTTGACGACCTTGAGCAGCAGTTATTAAAGAAACAATTTGAAAGCAGTTAACAGTTAAAAAAGGAGTAAACCATATGGAAGAGAAAGAAATGTTAATCAAAATCTATAACCAGCAAGACAGACTGGATGTAGCACAGATCCTGATTAAAAACGGATACACAGTATCACAGGTTAAGGAGAAACGCACACCAACAGGGAAAGCGGTTGACTATTACTTGAAAGTCAAAGAAGAAGAGGGCAACGCATGTACAACGGCAACAAGATAAGGAGATAGGAAAATGGACAGCGTAAGTTTTACAGTGTTAGGAGAGCCGACAGGAAAAGGCAGACCTAGATTCAATACACAGTCAGGCAGAGCATATACTCCAAAGAAAACGGTAAATTATGAAACATGGGTAAAAATGGAATATTGCAGACAGTGTAACAATCAAAAGTTTCCTGATGATGCAATGATTGAAATGGAGATCACGGCATACTATCAGATCGCTAAGAGTGACAGCAAGAAAAAGAAGCAGATGAAATTAGACAATGTGATCCGACCAACAAAAAAGCCAGATATGGATAACATCGTAAAGATCATAGCCGATCCGCTGAATGGGATTGCATATCATGATGATTCGCAGATCGTTAACTGTTCGATCAAGAAATTCTTTTCAGATCAGCCAAGGGTTGAAGTGAAAATCAAGCAATTAAGCTAGGAAGGAGGGCTAGGCTATGGGATTTAAGCTTTATACAGAAGAATTCAAGCAGAAGGTTGTAGAAGCGTACAAGAGTGGTATGAAAATGTCAGAGGTTGCAGAAACGTTTGGAGTATCCACCAGTGCGGTAAGCAGCTGGGCAAGTGGGAAGAAAGACAAACGATTAATGTTCACAGTCGAACAGAAAAAAGAATTTGTAAAGTATCGGATACAGCACAATATCCCATATGAAGATATGGCAAAGCGGATAGGAATTGTTACAGATACTTTAAAGAACTGGGAACATGATTACTTCTTTGATGTTATGGAAGAGATCGCAAAAGAAAATCGCAGATTCCAGAAGAAAGAGAGATTCGGGAGAGCGAATTGGACTTATGTAGGAACAGGCGGTTACTTCTCATAACAACGTTAGCCAGACAGCTTAATTTTCTATCCGATGTGATCCTAAGAAACTATTAACAAGAGAGTTATTATCTAAATCAAAAGCAACTTTTAAATATTAAAAATAACAATTTGCAAGAAAGGTAATTGTAAACATATTTTTTCAAAATGTCTTGTGAATTTGCACCAGCTCAAGACGAGGTTATTACAATTATTAAAATTAATTTCACAAACGGAATTACAAAAAAACATACACAGGATCAGATAAATATATTATAGAATCGGGCGAAATAAAGAGAATAAGCGATCAGATAAATATTATTATAGATCGGATAGAAAATTAAGTTGTCTGGGCAGTATTAGGAAGGACAGGCACACACAGTTAATGAGAGAAACAAGGAAATATACAGGAAGGAGCGTGAACAACTATGATGGTAGCAGGTTATGAGCATGAGGGCTTTGTTATTCCGGACGAAGAGTCTAAGGATTATATCTGGAAGAAAGTAAGAGGAAATGAAGAAACAAAAACAGAGCTTCTCGAATATATGTGGGATGTGATCATGGATGATAGAAAAGAGAGAGAAAAGCTGAAAGAGTGGTTCTTTGATGGAGTTTGTCATCTTGTAGAGTGTGACGATCAGGGAAGAGTCAAGGGATACTTTGAGCAGTAAATAGGAGGTATGAGAATGAACGAACAGATTACAGTAAATTTAAATAATTTAACCGAGGGAGAAAGAGAACAGTTCAAAAAGCTGTTAGAAAAAGCAAATAAGGAAAATCGTGTGTGGAAGCCTAAAAAAATAGACCAATATTATTACATAAACGATTTTACCGATGTATGTACAGATACTTGGCAAGAAGCCGGTGCTGATTATAAAAGATTTAAAATTGGAAATGTATATAAAACGAGAGAGGAAGTGTGCTTTGCATTAGAAAGAGCAAAGGTAAAAGCAGAACTGGAAAGATATGCTTTAGAACATAATGACCCAGATTATAGCGGAAATGATTATTACTACATAATAATGAACACAGGAGTAAAAGATACAAGTGTTTTAGAATATTGGAAAGCGAAAGTTGAAGGAGCAACACATTTTACATCGGAGAAAATTGCTAAAGATGCAATTGAAGCAGTAGGAAAAGACCGAATCTTGAAATATTTGTTCGATGTAGATTGCGAGGAGGAAACAAATGATTAACAGTAATATCTTAGATACCTGGAACAAAGAAAGAATTAAATATCAGATACGATATGCAAAAAGTTGTGCTGAATATCACAAAGACCCTGAGAATTTAGACAACAAAGGACATATGCATGAACAGAGTTGGGTGTTGATTAATGTTTTTGGGCTATCAGCCAAACAAGTCAAAGAAGTAGAACGAGAGGATGGTTTTACAACAGAGGATATACTTAGCCCTGAATTTGAAAGATGGTGTCGCTTATGAATTTAGAAAGAGAGAAAAAGAATTTCAAGGATCATAAAGCGACGTTTACAGATTTCGGGAACATAAAGATATTAGACTTCCAAAAACCAAATAGTTCATATTATAGAATCAGATTTTTATTTGAAGAGGATTTTTACAGATTGCATATTTCCGGCGATCTTGGAGAATTAATTGCAGTAAATTATTGCAATATGTGCTGGGATAAGTTTGAGGATTTCACAGACAATATCGGGTATTTTGATGAAAAAATAATCTGCCATAATAGACCAATTTTTGCATATGATTATGAAACAGCAAAAGCAGATGTTATGAAACACATAAAAGAATACGATCTTTATGATGAGGTTATAGACGATCAAGACGAGTTTATGTCAGAAGAAGATATAGTCGAAGAATTTTTAGAAGATGTCTTTGATGATTTTACAGAAGAAAGAGGAATCGGACACTATGGATATGAAAAGCTTTCAGAGATTGATCCAGACATTTTTGAAGTTATTGAAGATTTTGGTAAGAGATCGACAGGAATACTTGACTTGTACATGCTGGCTTTCAAATTAGCAAAAGAACAACTGAAAGAGGTGGAATAAGATGAACATTGGAAAAGCGTTTGCAGTATTTCAACAAATAGAGTCTAAAAAATATACAAAAGATGAAAAGTACGAAGCGATACATGATGTAATAAATGCTGCGACAATAAACGGTATAACAAAAAAGCAGGTGTTGGACGTAGCGTCTTACTTGTTTGAGGAGCAGAATAAATACAGATGGCATGACTTAAGAAAGAATCCTACTGATCTGCCAGATGTTCCTCATCCTGAAAGAACGTGGTTTGAGGTTGTTCAGGAAGATAACGAAGACTGCATACCACGAGCAACAATGCAGTATGATGACGAATACGGATTCGGATTTTATCAAGAAATTTATGCCGCACGAAGTTTTGGCTATGTAGATACAGAGTTTAAAACAGTAGAAGAGTTAAATCTAGCACCAGTCGTAGCATGGAAAGAAATTGAAGAATTTGAAAGTGAAACGGAGTGATAAATAATGATAGGAGATATATTAAAGGATACAAGAGCCATATATGGTTATAAGGCAGTTGAAATGAGTAAATTGCTTGGAATCTCACAAAGTTATCTTTCAGAGATTGAGAACAATAAGAAACAGCCACCGTTAGAACTTCTTGAAAAGTATTCTAAAATCTATGGAATGAAGTTATCATCGTTGATCTTAATATCTGAAAATTATGACGATGCAAAAGAGGCTAATAAGAGTGATAAATTTATAAGGAGAATGATGATAAAACTTATTAGAAAGATGACTCCAGAGATCGTTGATGAAAGTGAGGAAGAAAATGCTGATATTAACAGAAAATGAAGAAATAATAAACCTTGATAATATTGCAACTGTATTTCTTAGCGTAGAGACATCAGAATGTGCAGTTATTACCACAGAGCAACACAGATATGCGGTTAACTGTGAATTATTAAATGGCGACCAATATGCTATTAAGGAATATAAAACAAAGCAAGAAGCAAAAGAAGCGTTAGATAAAATCCTGAACCAGTGTGACAGAGGGCATAATGTAATTAGAATTTAGCAATAATTAAAGAAATCGGAATGGAACCGAATTTTAAAGAGGTTGTCAGAACAAAACAGGTCGTTATCAAATAGGAGGAAGAATGTGATTACAAAGACGCAATTCAAGGACGCATGCAAAAAGGCAGCTATTTATACAATTATGAGCAATCCAGAAAGAATCAGTGATAATTGCATAAACGATGAAGAAGCGGCAGGAATCCTAGTAAGATTTTACAAAAGAATTTATAAAAAAGTATATGGAGAAAGTGAGGAATCAATAGATGTAAATGACATAGATAAAATATACGTTATCGCATTTGAATGTTTATACAAAGATGATGGAATAACGCCAAATTATGTAATATATCAAGAAAATATGTTGTGTTTAACAAGCATAAATGCTTTATATGAAATTTTAAGAAGCAAAATCGAAGATGATTATTGCGAATTAGAAAGAGACATTGACAGCTTATTAAATATGTGGAATGACGACTAACAAGGTGGAATAAAGGAGGTTACAGAACATGGGAAAGACAATAGAAAAAATAGAGAGTGTAGCAAAAATGTTAAATGGACGACACATGCCGAAACCTTACGAAGTGTACAAACACTTTAAAGGGAACTTATATGTTGTCCTTAATGTTGCTCGCCATACAGAGACAAATGAATTACTTGTAGTATATGCTGCTACAAAAGAAATGCAAAGAATCTATGCAAGACCATTAGAAATGTTTATGAGTGAAGTAGATCATGAAAAATATCCAGATGCAAAGCAAACATACAGGTTTGAAAATATGATGGAGGGTTAATCTATGATCGTAGGATTTTTAAGCGGATTATTCATTGGATCGGTAGCTGGTGCAGCAGTAATGGCATTATGTTATGCAGCAAAAGAAAGGGATGATCTATGAGCAACAGAAAGACGATAACAGAATTTCTAGGAAAGCTGTTATACGAAGAAAAATTATGTGGTATGGGGATGTACTGGGCGAAAGAAGTAGTTGTAGATTACGGATCATCAAAAGCTAAGACAAAAAGAATTGATTTTATGCAGTATATACCAGACGGACAGTGCAGCATATCGTCCCTGGAAAAAGGAATTTTCATTTGCTATGAAGTAAAAAGCTGCAAAGAAGATGTTTACAGCGGAAATGGACTAAATTTCTTGGGAGAGAAAAATTATATAGTAACAACAATGCAGTGTTATGAAGATCTATTGCCAGACATTCAATCTGGAAAGTTGGACAGATACATAAAACAAAATCATCCAGAGTCTTATAATCATTATGGAATCATGGTTGCCATGCCTAGAGGATGTTGGAAAGATGACAAATCTGATAAGAAAATAACGGATAGAAGCATAACGGATGAATGGCATTTAGTTATTATGAAAAAATGCGGTAAAGCATTAAGGCGAAAAAGCTTAGTAGAATTATTATTTTGTATGCTTAGAGCAAAAGGAGAATGAAAAATGTTTAAAGTCAAGAAGAAATCAACAGAGAAGATATATACAGTATTTGCTGTCCAGAAAGATAAGTTCGAGTGTACGGAATTTCTTATTTACGATGATATATGGGGCTGGGTATGGCGATCTCCGTTAGATTATGTGCCAGTGGAGGTAGAGAATGATTGAAGTTGATGTAAACTTTGTTAGAAATGCTCTGAATGATCATGAGTCTAATCTGACAGTGATGTTGGACAAAGTAACAGTGCTGGCATTAAAGGAACTCTTAGAATACAGAGAAACAGGCCTAACACCAGACAAAATAAAAGAGATAAAAAGTGAGCTGGATTATTACAAGGACGAATATTGCGATATTCAAGCACGTTATGATGAATTATTACATGAAATGGAGGAATAAATGAACAAACGACAATTAAAAAAAGAAGTCAAGAAATTTTTATTAATAAATAAATCATGAAAAGAAGCAAGAAGGGAATGGAATATAGTAACAAGACACTATTCTGATTATAAGAAGATTAGGGGCGTTGAAAAATTGCGACAAAAAAACTTAGCAAAAGTAAGGAAACGCCAAAGAATAAATGGAATGACAAGGATTTATTCATAATAGGAGCAGAAATAACATGACAAGAGAAGAAAAAATAAACAGCTTATTTCTTTTCTGCCAGCTGAAAAAGAACTGCAAGGGTTGTGACTTAGGTAAAGCTACAGATAACTGTAATTTTGCTGTTTTACCAGATGAGACAATTAATAAGTTATATAAGAGTATAGAAAAATACTGTAAATACGATTTGCTAAATTTAGTTAACCAGATCAGAATATCGACGGAGGAATAAACATGGAGAGATTAACAGAATACAGCTGCGGAGTGGCAGTTATCAAAAATAAGAACCTTATCAATAAAGCAATGTATGATCTTGCACACTATGAAGATACAGAGTTGACACCAGAAGAAGTCAAGGCATTGAAACAGGAGAGTAAGAACGTTCAGGTGGATTATTCATTGCTGGAGTATTATAAAACATTAGGAACGCCTAAAGAGTGCAGAGAGGCACGAGAAAAACAGAAGCCACACAAGATTAAGTTCAAACAATGGGAGGATACAAAGTGTGTATGCGGATATGAGTTCTCAAGAGACCTTGGGGATGGATACCATGACATTCCGATCGAAAGAAAAACGAAATACTGCCCTGATTGCGGTCAGAAATTGCAGTGGGATGAATAAATAAAAAGCCGCTTCCTAAGAAACGACTACTGAAAAGAAAATCAATTAATTAAATTATATCATTTAAATATAATCAATGTCAATTTAGGAGGGCGGCATAATGGGAAAAGAAAACATTCTTACACAGAAAGAGAAGGCGATCGTAAAAGAAGCAGTAAAAGCATACAGAGATACCATACTGGATGAAGAAAAAAACGTAGATAAGATTCTTGCGAAAAACATCCGTAAAATGCTTACGAATTACAGAAGGACGAAAGCAAAGTTGGCAGATGAAGCAGTGCTAACGAAAGAGGAAGAAAGAGAGCTTAGATATGAGTGTATAAAAGACCTAATGGGGAATGTCGATCAGCAGCTTATGAAAAGTGAAAGACGGATCATGCGTAATGAAGAAGAAAGACGTATGGAACTGTTTAAGATTAAGCAGTTAGAAAGAGCAGTTGAAATGTACAAAAAAGAGTGCGATGAATCATCCAGTTATGAAGATTTAAGAAGATGCAGAGAAATTTACGGCTTATACATAGATAAGGAGAAGAAATCAGTATCAGAAATTGCAGAAGAAGAGAGAATCAGCGAGAAAACAGTGTATAAAGATGTCAGCGTGGCGTGTAAAATTATTGCTGTATATTATTTCTAAAAGCCCCTAAAAATGGGAGTTCAAGTAATCTTAATTGTAATTAGAAATTCGTAAATTTTGGCGGTAGAAAATTGGTAGGTTCTAAATAGAAATCAAACGTGGTAGTATGATATTAGCCTAAAAACCCCAAATACCGTCTTGATTAACAATTATGTTAAGGACACGAAAAGGATTGTCAGAAATGATGATCCTTTTTGTATTTCAGAAAGGATATGAACAAAATGACAAAAGCAGTTAACAGTAGCATTGAAATTACAATGCGTAAGATTGAGGAATTAACTCCTTATGAGAACAACCCAAGGAACAACGACATGGCTGTTGATGCAGTCGCAGAGTCAATCAAGCAGTTTGGTTTTAAAAATCCAGTCATCATTGACAAAGATGGCGTGATCGTAGCTGGGCATACTCGATATAAGGCAGCAAAGAAGCTTGGAATTACTGATATACCATGTATCAGTGCAAATGATTTATCAGACGAGCAGATCAAAGCATTCAGACTGGCAGACAACAAGACTGCAGAGCTGGCAGAATGGGACGAAGATTTACTTGGTAAGGAAATGTCGGGAATCATTAACATTGATATGAGCCAGTTCGGATTTTCAGTTGGAGAGGATGAACTGGGAGAGGAAGTTCAGGACGATAAGTATACTTTGAAAGTAGATATACCACAGTATGAGATCACAGGAGATTGCCCAGAAATATCTGACATGTTAGACAGTTCTAAAGCTGATGAATTAATAGAGGAAATCAACAGCACGGAGAATATACCAAGCGAAGTAAAAGAGTTCCTCATTCAGGCGGCTAGAAGGCATAACGTATTCAATTATAGGAATATCGCAGAATATTATGCACACGCAGAGCCGGAAGTGCAGAAGCTATTTGAAAAGTCGGCACTCGTAATAATTGATGTGAACAATGCGATTGCAAATGGATATGTGCAGTTAACGAGTGATATTGCAGATATTATGGAGGGCGAGGTCGATGCAGAATGATTTTGCTATATTTATAACAACCCATGAAAGACCGAATGATCAGAGAACTCTAGATTGGTTTTTGAAAAGTGGATATACAGGGAAGTATTATCTTGTTATCGACAATATGGATAAATGCCAAACTGAATATCTGGACAAATATGGTACAGAAAATGTACTTGTTTTTGACAAAAAAAAATACTGGGAAATTTGTGACACGTTTAATAACAGACAGCATTTAGCAGCAGTATTATATGCAAGACAGTTTGTAGAAGATACCGCACGAGAAATGGGGTTAAAATCATTTCTTGTTCTTGACGATGATATAAGCCTATTCGCAGCGAGAATGCCGAAGAATGGGAAAATGTCACGATATACGAAAGTAAAAGCAAATGATTTCGTAGAAGCGTATGTTAAATTTTTGTTTCAGGGAGGATTTGCAAGCATCAATCCGGGGACGCAGAATTTGTATATGGGCGGAGAGGAAACAATAGAAAAATTTCCGAGAAAAGGAAGTAACGCATTTTTCCGTAATGTTGAAATACCCATAAAATGGATTTCGGCTATGAACGAAGATATCATAACGTGTATTGAGTATAACAAAAAAGGTATAAAGATGTGTACAGCTGTACCTATTTGCTGTGAGACTCCCAAAGCTGGCACAGGTAAAGCAGACGGAGGAATGAAAGAAATATACAAAAATATGACTGATTATGAGAGAGCGTTCTATGCTGTTATCGCTGACCCAGCCCGATGTTATGTAAAAATGAATAGAACTAAAGATGGTCACCAATTAAGAATTGCTAGAAACTGGAGTGGGGGAGATCCATGCATATTAAATGAAAGGTGGCGAAAGAAACGAGATGAGAAATGATTTCGCAGTATTCATACTGACACATGGTCGAGCTGATAATGTCGTTACTGTTCCAGCAATCAAAAAAGCTGGATATACCGGTAAGATATACTTCATCATAGACGATGAGGACGATCAGGCAGAAGAGTATAAAAAGAACTTTGGAGCAGATCAAGTAATCGTATTCAATAAACAGGAAGCATATGATATGGCAGACACGATGGACAATTTCAATGATCATAGGGCGATCATCTATGCACGTAATGAGTGCTGGAGAATTGCAGAGAGGCTAGGACTTAAATACTTCTTAATGCTGGACGATGATTACAAAAGCATTGACTACCGATACGAGGAAGATGGAAAGCTGAAATACAAGCCGTCGCATGACTTTGACAGAGTATTTGAAGATATGATTCAGTTCCTGGAGACATCAGGAGCTGATACAGTGGCATTTTGTCAGGGAGGGGACTTCGTTGGAGGAGTAGACGGAGGACAATTCCATAAAGGATTATTGCGAAAGGCAATGAACAGTTTCTTTTGTAAGACAGATACGCCGATAGAGTACAGAGGAACTATGAACGAAGATGTTGTGACATATACGACATTGAGTAGTAGGGGACATCTGTTCTTTTCAAATACACAATATTGTGTTGTACAGTTGCCTACGCAGAGTTTAGCTGGAGGTATGACGGATGCGTATAAAGAAGGTGGAACGTACCTGAAAACATTTTATGCGATCATGAGCATGCCTAGTGCTGTAAAAGTCAGTATGATGTACACACAGCATAAAAGAATACATCACAGGATAAACTGGGAACGCACAGCCCCAAAAATCCTGAACGAGAAGTGGAGGAAAGAGAGAAAGGAGGAAACCTAGAAAAGATGAACAGAAATATAACTGGCGATAAGATGCTAAGTCACATAGACAGGATCGTTGGAGAGAAGAAACCTATAACAGCAGATATATTCCTGACAAATTACTGTAATAATAAATGTCCATATTGCACATACGGACGTTGGGAGCTGGATACAGACGTTCAATCAATGAAGTATGAGGAATTTATCACATATGCAAAAAAACTGGTAGCTATGGGCGTACAGGGATTCATACTGACAGGTGGAGGAGAGCCGACCATCAATCCAGACTTTGAAAAGATCGCTGAATGGTTAACAGAGAACAATATCCAGTGGGGGATCAATACAAACTTCAATAAGCTGGTTAAAGTAAAGCCAAATTATTTAAAAGTATCCTTAGATGCATACAGTAATGAGAGTTACAAGAAGTTGCGAGGAGTGGAAGCATATGAAAAGGTAAGAGAGAACATAAAGGCATATGCAGCATGGAAGAAAGAGAACAGCCACGATACGTCGCTTGGAATACAGCAGCTTGTAAAAGATCCAGAAGATGCAAAGAGGTTTTATGAAGCAAATAAAGAGCTGGATGTTGATTACATAGTTTTTAGACCAGTGGAAAGTACAGGCGGGAGCTATTACAAGGATGAGAAGAGGCAGAGAGAGGCAGAAGAGATAAGAAAAGTCGTATCAGATATGGCAAGGGAAGATGAAAGAGTAACACTCAATTTTAAATGGGGGTTGCTCGACAGGCAGGAGAAGAGATGCACCGCAAGCTGGGCACAGATAGCCCTGAATGAAAAAGGCGAGGTCATGTACTGTTGTCATAAGCCGTATCAGATTATAGGTCATATACTGGATGAAGATATTCTGACAAAGAAAATGGAGGCAGTAACGGATATGTCGATGTGTGATATACCTTGTAGAATGACAGCCCCAAATCTGGAGGTCGAAAAGATGGAACAGGCGAGAAAAGATGCCTGTTTTATTTAGTTTTATCTAAGTTAATAACGAAGCGAGGTGGTGGCATTGGCTAATGACGAAAATCTGATACCTATGAACCGCCGAACAAAGAGCGAACGAAGAGAAATTGCTTCAAAAGGTGGAAAAGCATCTGGAGAAGCAAGAAGAAAAAAAAGGGATATGAGACAAGCAGCAGAGATGTTGTTAAATATGCCGGTGTCGAATAAGCAATCAACCATGAAAGCAACGCTGACAGCCTTAGGAATTAACGAAGAGGACATGGACTATAGCATGGGTGTTTTGGCTGCAATGCTGGTACAGGCTGCAAATGGGAATGTAAAAGCTGCAACGTTTCTAAGAGATACAGCTGGACAGAACCCAGCACAGCAGAGAGACGAGGATATCACAGAAGATAGAACACAGGTAGAAATCTACTTGCCGGAGAAGGAGGACGATGATGAGTAAAACTAAGATCATACGACCGCAGAAAGGTCCGCAAGAAAGATTCCTTTCTACAACAGCTGATATTGCTATTTATGGTGGTGCTGCTGGTGGTGGTAAGTCCTACGGATTACTGATTGAGCCTCTAAGATATAAGGACAACAAAAGGTTTGGTGCTGTAATATTCCGACATGAGTACAAGCAGATATTTAACCAAGGAGGTCTGTGGGATACGAGCAACGATGTATATGGAGACATACATGGAGCACAAGGAAGATACAGTGCTGGTATGTGGAGATTTAAAGACGGAATGACAATAGCATTTGACTATATCAACAGAGACGATGATCTACAGAAGTGGCAAGGATCACAGATCACGATGATCGGCTTTGACGAGCTTACTCATTTCTCTGAAAAACAGTTCTTTTATATGTTGTCCAGAAACCGTAGTATCTGCGGAGTAAAGCCATATGTGCGAGCAACATGTAACCCCGATGCTGATTCATGGGTTGCGGATTTCATATCATGGTGGATAGATCAGGACACAGGTTATCCAATCAAGGACCGATCAGGCAAAAAGAGATGGTTTGTTCGTATTGACGAGCATGTTATATGGGCAGCTACAAGAACAGAAGCAGTGCAGATTGCCCTTGATGCTAATATAGACAGGGAAGAGGCAGAAACAATGCCGAAATCAGTTACATTTATTATGTCCACTTTGGATGATAATAAAATCTTGATGAAAGAGAACCCCGGTTACAAAGCAAACTTATTAGCGTTGACGGAAGTTGAGAGAGAAAGGCTTCTCCGAGGTAACTGGAAGATCAAGGCAGCCGCAGGCTTAATGTATAAGCGAGTAAAGGTAAACATGCTTGAAGAGATACCAAACGACGTTATTAAGTGGGCTAGAGGCTGGGACCTTGCAGCTACATCTGAAGATGAAAAGGGAGATCCGGCATACACGGCTGGTGTTCTTATCGGAAAGAGGAAGAACGGGCGATATATTGTTGCTGATGTGATCAATAAGAGACTTAGTTCGGCTGGTGTGCGTGAGATAATAAAACAGACGTGCATCACAGATAAGTCAGGACATAAACGAGTATCGACAAGACTTCCACAGGACCCAGGACAGGCTGGTAAAGATCAGGCACAGAGCTTTTTAAAACTTTTAGCTGGATTTTCCGTGAAGTGTATTCCTGAATCTGGAGATAAGGTTACAAGAGCAGCACCATTTTCTGCACAGTGGTTAGGTCTTGAAGGGATGAACAAAGGCAACGTTGATGTGCTGATAGCCCCATGGAACGAGATGTATTTCAATCAGCTTGAAGCATTTCCTGAATCGAAATTCAAAGATATGGTAGATGCAACGAGTTCGGCGTTTGCGGAATTAGAATCAGGTAATACGATCACAGCACCAAGTAGTTTACCTGATACACGAGATAGTTACTGGACATAGGACAGGAAGGAGGAACAACATTGTATGATGAAATAGGTCGCATCGGTCAAAATCGGTGGGGCGGTAGCTTTTACGAAGAATTTCTCCCAGAGTTGAGAGGTCAACGAGGAGTAAAGGTATATACAGAAATGGAATCTAACGACGATGTGATCGGAGCAATCATATTTGCGTTAGATACATTGCTTAGACAGGCACAGTTTTCCGTAGAGCCACAGGGAGACGATCAAAAGGACATAGAGGCAGCAGAGTTCGTGGAGTCTTGCATGAATGATATGCAGAGCACATGGACTGACACAGTATCGGAAATATTATCATTCCTTACATACGGCTGGTCGTATCATGAGATCGTATATAAGAGGAGATCAGGGCGAACAGGAAACCCTAAGACGAATAGTAAATATGATGATGGTTTAATCGGGTGGAGAAAACTTCCTATCCGATCACAGGATTCTCTATACCAATGGGAGTACGACGATGAAGATAACCTTATTGGAATGACCCAGATGCCACCGCCAAATTTTGGACTTTATACGATCCCACTGGAAAAGGCAATCCATTTCAGAACCAGATCCAGAAAAGGAAATCCAGAAGGGCGAAGTATTCTTAGAAATGCTTATCGTTCTTGGTACTTCAAGAAAGGCATTCAGGAGTTTGAAGGAATCGGGATTGAACGAGACCTCGCCGGTATACCGATGGTTACACCGCCGGAAGGTGTTGACCTGTACAATCCAGATGATCAGGAAGGATCAAGAATGTTGGCATGGGCAAATAGTTTGGTAAGAAACATCCGACAAGACAAGAGTGCTGGTATTGTGTTACCACCGGGATTCAAGTTTGAGCTTGTTTCCACAGGTGGAAGCAGACAAATTGATACGAACGAGATCATAAAGCGTTATGATAGCCGCATAGCAATGACAACGCTTGCGGATTTTATTCTGTTGGGGCATGAACACACTGGATCATTTGCATTGTCCGATGATAAGACAGAGCTATTTGCTGTAGCGATTGGATCATACCTTGACATTATCTGTGAAGCGTTTAATAACCAAGCGATCCCAAGATTAATTGATCTAAACGGAGAACATTTCAAGGGGATCACAGACTACCCGAAGATGGTTCACGGAGATATTGAAAAGATCGACATGAACAAATTAGCACAGTACATCCAGACGATGGTTGGCACTGGTGTATTGATCCCAGACGACGAATTGGAAACATATGTTCGAGAAGCCGCTAATTTGCCACCAAAGGTAGCTAACGATGAAAGATTCATTGATCCGGACAGAGAAGATCAGCAGACAAACGATCTTGGATCACAGGGAAATAATGTACACCCAGAGGACAATCAGGACGTTGCCGAAGATGATGGAAAGGTACAGGAAGCCAAGAAACGATTAGGAAGGAGCTGATTATATGTTCCTATTCCGAAAGGTTAAGAAGCGTGGATCGATGAAGCCAAATGATGTGAAAGAAGCATTAGAGAGGTTTCTTAATAGCAGCAGTCCAGAATTAACACGCTTGCTGGTCAGGTATTGGAAGGATCAGCAGACGGTTTTTACATTTAAAGAGATCAGAGAAGCTATTCAGGCTGGTGTGATCTCCAAGAAATCTGTAGAAGAATGGCAACAGGATTATTCAAAACTGGTTCATGATAAGATTGCACCAGAGATGGTTAAAGCAATGAAAGCTGGTGCTAAAAATCAAAACCAGCACAAAGGAATAGACATTGGATATAAATTTGATGCAGATCATTGGGCGGTATCTGATTGGCTAAAGAATCATACTGCAGAGCTAGTTACAAACAGTACTAGAGTGCAGAAAGATGCTATTCAGTCTATGATCGATCTAGGTATAAGAAAGCATATGGGGACAGATGAACTTGCAAGGTTTATCCGTCCTTGTATTGGTTTAACGAAGCCACAGACACAAGCGGCTATGAAATACTATGAGAATATCAAGGAAGAGCTTACTAAGAAACATCCTAGGACAAGTCCAGAGAAGATCGAGAAAATGGCGAGAGATAAGCAAATGAAGTATGCAGAGAAAAGGCTAAGAGAAAGAGCCGTCACGATCGCACAGACCGAAAGAGCGTTTGCATATGAGTATGGCAGATACCAGCATATAAAGAATCTTGTCGATCAAGGCATATTGCCACCACAGGATAAAAAATGGTCTGCAACGGACAGTGAGAATACATGCAGCACATGTAGAGAACTGAACGGCAAAGTTGTTGGAATGGACGAAGAATTCACTCCAGGTAAGCTACTTCCTCCGCTTCATCCGAGGTGTAAATGCTGTGTTATGTATGTCAATTCAAAATCTATGGCCGCAGCGTATGAAGCAGAAGATGATGAACTGAGAGAGTACACTACAGAAGAAATAGAAACTTATGCTGGTAAAATGTCAGAGATTGCAGATAAACATCTTGATCTTGAAAACTCCTGGAGTGGAAAGGTCGTAGTCGATGATAATTCTGGTATTTATGGAATCCAGTGGAATGGGGATATTATAACCAGGCATGAAACAGCACCGCACATTCTGTTACATGAACAACTTCATGCTAGATCTGTCACAAAATATGGAGAGGAAGTGTTAGATCAGTATAGAAATGTAGAAGAAGGATCAGTACAGTTTGCAGCACAGGAGATTAGCAAGAAAGAGAATATACAAATTCTTGGATCACAGTACGATCATATAACAGATGCATTGAGGTATATAAATAAAGTTGTCGGGTTATTTGAAAATGATTATGATTTTGCAATAAACCTTATCTCTGTTCCATTGCCAGATAGATACGACTGGTTGAACAATATGATCTATGATAAAATGATGCTATCAGGAAATATTGAAGATTATCAGAAAGTATCGCACTGGATGGAGGTTTTGGAAAATGGAAAAACATATTGAATTGACAAAAAGATTCGATGATTTGATGAATAAAGCAAAGAAAGAAGGAAGTATTCATTACGAGAAAGAATGGTTTGAATTATTAGACGATATGCATGAATGGTTAAAGGACAAGACAATTCCAAGAAACATCCGTAGACAGTTTGAACCATTAGGAATGCTTGAAACTACAATGATGATTTGTGATGGAATTCATCACACGAAGGGAACTGGACGATATGCAAAGAAAGAAGAATGATGAAGTACAAAGCAATAGAGCAGACAGTTCAGGCAGTGCAGATCACACCTGATATTGATATGATCGCCCCTGACTGGTTTGCTAAGAAAATGAATACCGAAGAAATTATGATAGATCGTGCACAGCGTGACGGAGCAATCTCCGTTATTGGATGTACGATCTATTTTAATGCACGGAAATATAAAGGCAGCAGACTTGTTGCAAGAATAGGAGATTATGTTGTAAAAGATTCAGTCGGTCGATTAAATGTAGTTCGTAAGAATGACTTTGATCGGCTGTATAAGAAGGAGGAAGCATGAGATATTTTAACGATTATATACGATCCCCAGCACAGACACAGGACAGTATACGAAAGTCCTTGAATCGAGTAGATATTACTAAGAAGGACGAAGAAAAGCAGTACGTCTTTGGGTGGGCAAAGATTGCAGTCGATGAGAATGGAAATCAGCTGGTTGATCGCCAGAACGATTTAATTGACCCAGAAGAATTAGAACAGACAGCATATACTTATGTTGAGTTTTACAGAGAAGCCGGAGAGATGCACGAACGAGGCGGTGCAGGCGTTTTAATCGAGAGTATTATATTCACTAAAGAGAAGATGAAAACTCTCGGTATAGAGGAAGGTACGTTGCCAGAGGGCTGGTGGGTTGGTTTCCATATCACAGACGATGAAGTATGGGCAAAGATCAAAGACGGAACTTATACGATGTTCTCGATTGAAGGAAAAGCAAAACGTGTTGAAGTTGAGGAAGGAGAATGACATGGTATTTAATGGGAAGAAATTTAAAGAATTAAATGTCACAAAAGATGGGAGATTGATTGCATCTATCGCGGATGGAGAACATGGAATCATACATAAAGATGGCTACGAAGTTGAACTTACTGTAGAAGAAATCGGTATGACGTTTTCGGAAGCATTCAAGATTATGAGATCCGGAGGAAAAGTAAAACTTCCGGCATGGGGCGGATATTGGTTCTGGGATAATGACAAAGCAACAATCATTATGCATACGAAAGATGGCGAAGATATCGATATTCGAGAGACAAAACGTCCTGAATACACGTTTAGCAATGTTGCATCTGATGAATGGATGATCGCTGACAAAGAAAACTGTCCAGAGTTAGGTGGTGCAGCATATTTTGATTTCTCTAATGCAATCAAGTATTTGAAGAGGGGTCTTAAGGTTGCTCGAAAAGGCTGGAATGGAAAGAAACAGTATATTCAGCTTGCAACATGCATTTCGTACACAGCAGCAGACGGAACGATCGTTAATTGTGATCATAACGATATTGGAAATAAAGCAATTGCGTTTATCGGCACCGCGGGAGTACAGATGGGATGGTTAGCAAGTCAGGCAGACATGTTAGCCAATGACTGGATGTTTGCAAATTAGGAGATGATCGCATTCTTAAGATTAAGAAATCACACCGACAGGATGAATGGATCGTGTACAATCCTGATTGCTTTGAATTGCACCATACGCACTGTAGGAATAAAAGAGTTGCGATCGCAATCAAGAGGAACGTGGAACGTAGAAGAGTTCCAACATCCAGAAATCTAAGAACCTTGGAAAGTCACATAAGACTGACAGGGAACAAGAACTATAAAAGAAAGATTCAGAATATCATTGAGGAAGTGAAAGCCGAAAAGGAAGGTGGTAAACAATGGACTTAAACCAAAAAGACATTTATTGTATGGCAAGGATCATTCAGAGTTCTGTATTTGCAAAAGGACAGATATTCTATGGGTGTCAGTATTGTAAATACTGGAATGATGGTTGCGAAGAATATGTAAATTCTAAAGCAAAGAGTGGAGAATTTCACTACGATGTAATTATGAAAAAGCTCCAGCAGATCACAGGGTTAGATATGAGCCTAAATGCAAGTAATCTGCCAGAGAAATTTCAGCGTGATTTTACCAGTCAATCAACTGTGGAATTGTCTTATAAATAGGACATTGTTCAGTTGGACAGTTATTAGAATTTGAGCATTTAAAATTTACAAGTTTTCCTTGATTAGGATTGCCACCACATTGGAAAATCCTTTGATAAACAGCGTAATAATCACATTGATCGTTTACAGAACTGCAATATTTAATGTATTCAATTTGTTTAAATTCATTCATAAGAATATACCTCCTTCCTTTGATTACTTAGGCTATGCCTTGTATGTAGATTATAAAAAAGGCATGAGAAAATGACAAGGAAGTGAAATCTGAAATGAGAAACTGAAATTTATTCTAAAATTAAGTGAAATCTGAAATGAAAATAGACCATTTTGTAAAAAATGCAAATTGGTCTATTTTTTGTGTTTGAAAATGCACTTTGTGTTTTTGAAAATGCACTTTGCGTATCAAAAACGCAATAAAACGTTTCAAAAATGCAATTTTCGTGTTCAAAACTCGAAAAAGTGTCGTTAGAAAGGAGGAAACATGAAAACAAAAGGAAAGACAAAGCTGGAAGATCTGGAAGTAAAAAAGATTGATGCAGTAGACATCGGAGCAGATCAGAAAGCAAATATCCTGATTAAAAAGAGAGGAGGTGCAGAAGAACCGAAGGGAAACTTTTTCAAGCGATTCTTTAATGCGTTTTGCGACAGCTTAGGAGTAAATTCAGAAGATGTCAGAAAGTCCATGGAAGATGAAGCAACATCATTTGATGATGTAATGAATGAAAAGAAGATCTACGACGTGAGGGACCAGATCTGGAATGCCTGCAACTCTCTGGAGCAGTCGATTGTGTCAATCTTACTCGATAAAGAGTGTGAGGATAAACAGGCAGCAATCGCACAGAGCATTGATCAGTTTAAGGCATTTTCGGATGATGCATCCAAGTCTTGGATCAAATTAGAACGTGCAGCAACAGACAAAGAAGATACTGTTGTTGCGGATGATTTTGAGATCGCAAAAATGCAAGAAGTCATTGAAAAATCTTGTGATCCAGAAACTATTAACAAAGAAAAAAAAGAAAAGGAGAATGAAATGGCATTTGATATTTCAAATATGACAGAGGAAGAAAAGAAAGAAGCATTAAAAGCATTACAGGATGATGCAAATGCAAAAAAAGAGGATACTGCAAAAAGAGCTGATATTGATGGACAGGTTCAGGAAGCAGTGAATAAAGCAATGGAAGGTGTTACAAAGGACTTCATTTCTATGATGGAGAAGATCATGGAACCAATCCAGAAGAGAGCAGAGGAAGCAGAACAGAAGTCCTTAGAAGAAGTTGCTAAGAAGTATGAACTCTTAGGAACAAAAGCAGAGGAATTAGTGCCAGTTCTGAAATCCATGAAAGCAACATCCGATGAAGCTTATAACAAGTTCATTGCATCCATGGATAACAACCTTGCGGTAATTCAGAAATCAGGTCTGTTTGAGGAAATCGGTAAATCTGGTGGAGCTCACACAGGAAATGACGATACAGAAGGTGTTGCAAAGATGAACGCAAAGGTAGCAGAGATCAAAAAGTCTATGCCAAACCTTACTGATGCACAGGCACAGGATATCGTTATGCAGAATGATCCTGAATTAAGAGCAATGTTCGATAAATAAGAAAGGAGGTACAAAGAAGATGGCAAACAGAACATATGAATACAATCCAACTGGTGGAAGCCCAGTGATCAATGTTACAGCTGGAGAAGAGCTTAAAACAGCCGTAGCAGTTTTATTAACAAAAGATGGAGCGAAACTCCCTGAAGCCGGAAAGAAAGCAACAGGAATTGTGCTTCTTGGAGATGAAACAGCATCCAAAGGCGATGATATTACTGTTCAGATCAGAAATCAGGGCATGTGGGCAGCTGGTGCAAAGATTGAGGCTGGAGATTTCCTTGCTGCTGATGCAGAGGGATTATGCCAGAAGGCAACAACAGGGCAGTATATCTTAGCTATGGCACTGACACCAGCGACAGCAAAAGGAGACATCGTAAAAGTTGCGATCATCCATGCTGGATATGAAGCGTAAATAAAGGAGGAATGAAATAAATGAACACAGGACATAACAACGCAGCAGCAATCGCAGTTGATATTGCAAAAGGCTGGAGACCAAACTATTACTTAACCAATATGGCAATGAGCTATTTTCAGGCACCGGGAATGAATGTTGCACCAAGTATCTTTCCGATCCTTCCAGTGCAGGCAAGTACAGGAAATTACTATATTTTCAACAAGGAAGAGATTGCAAAAGATCAGGTAAAGAGAAAGCCTAAGTTCGGAGCAGTAGATCCGGCTGTATTCTCTCATTCAGATGATACTTACAAATGTGAGGTAGATCAGATCATCGTCGGAGTAGATAACATCACAGCTCTGGATTACCAGAGAACTGGAGCACCAGCAACGATTGATCCGAGACGTGCAAAGGTAAAACAGGTTTCAGAACAGATGAATCTGCACCTTGATATGGTCTTTGCAAACAAGTTTTTCAATGCTGACGCATGGGCAAATGTTAAGACAGGAGAAGCAACAGCTTCAACATCTAAACAGTTTGTGCATTTTGATGATGCAAACGCGGACATCGTAGGTCAGTTTGATGAGATGAAGAAAGAAATCCTTTTAAACGGACGTAGAATGCCTAACAAATTATGCTTAGGATACAGAGCGTATAAGGCAATCAAAAATCATCCGCAGTTCTTAGAAAGAGTTACAGGTTCAGGGTCAACACCGAATCCAGCACTTGTTAACGAACAGGTAATTGCAGCGGTACTTGGTCTGGAAGAAGTAAAAGTTCTGTATGCAACTTATAATGCAGCAGAAATCGGTCAGAAAGCCGATATGAAATTTGTCTTCGACGATAACAGTGCATTATTAACTTATGCACCGAAAGAAGTAGATCTTGAAGAACCATCTGCCGGATATATTTATACATGGGATATGTTAGGAAATGGACAGTGGATGGCTACATCACAGTATGATGGACCAGGAGGATCACATTCAGAGTTCATCGAAGGACTTATGGCAACAGACATGAAAAAGACTTCCGATGACCTTGCAACGTTCTTAAGTGGTTGCGTATCTGAGTAGGAGGTGCTTTATATGAATTATGTTGCACTTAAGCCAGTTAATTTTGGCGGAAAGCAGTATAAGATCGGAGAGACTATTCCAGAGGGTGTCGTAGATGAACGACGCTCTCTCTTTTTAAAGAAGTCTGGACACATTGCAGAAGTAGCGAGCGTAAATGGAGCGTATGCAGAGGATTTGAATGTTAACCCTAACACTTTATCAATTCCTTTATTACAATCTAAGCACGAGCTTGCAGTGAACGCACAGCAGTTATTACAGTTCTTTGCCACAATTCAGAAAACAATGGAAGAGGCAAAAATTGAGATTGCGACCATGACAGAGGAAGATGCACCGGTCTTACAGTTGTTACATGAGATTGATTCGAGAAAAGGAATCAAGGCAGCAGTTGAAACAAGACTTGCCGATCTTTCTGTAGATTCCGATATTAATCCGGAAGAAACCGAAGAACCAGAAGAACAGCCGGAAGGTGGCGAGGAGAATGACGTATAACTATTTTCCAGAAGATATCAATTCCGATGATGTTATGAAAATGCGGTTTGAATTGGCGGATACTGATGTATCCAAAGATGAAATGTCAGCTGCACTTTCCGATGAAGAGATCACAGCTGTATTAGAGCAGTATCCAGATAATTTCAAAATGGCAAAATTGAAATTGCTAGAACACATGATGTTCAAATACGGACAGGACGTAGACAACAGTGTTGGTCCTGTCTCTTTTAATTTTGGGAACCGTATGAATTTTTGGAAACAGCTTTATGATGATCTGAAAAAGGAAATTGCATCTTCAAGCGTTGGAATCAAGCCGTATGAGAATGAAAAACGAAAGTATTTCTATGTTGGCATGATGAATCATCCGGGAGGTGGACGATTTTGAAAATGGTATCCTTTGGCAGACCTTATCAGTACATGAAGTCTTTTCGTGTTTACTGGCAGGATACAGAAGTCATGGACGATGGCATGGTTGTAAAGGGAAATGAAAAAGAAGCTCCAGATGCGATCATAGACGGCATATTAGCCGAAGCAGATATGAAAACAATGGAAATCTGGAAACAAAACCAGTCCCCGATTAGCCATACGATTGTTTCTTATCATCCAGCAGTCAAGATAAGTAAGAATGACGTGTTATTGTTTGGGGATGATCCTTGTCACGATCGTAAGTTTATTGTGAAAGGAACAAAAGACCCAGCTGGAACAGGGCAGTTTTCAATTTACTATGTACTGGAAAGGAATGATACAAAATGAATATAAAAGCAATTTTTGATGCTATTATAAGAAAATTAAATTTCGGTATAAAACGTGAAATGGCAAGAAAAGGGGCAGAAGCCACGAATGTATTGAGAAATGTAGAAATTGAAGTATTATCTAAACCGGGATCAGGGAAAAAGTACAAAGCGTTACCTAATAGATCCTCTTCCCCAGGAGAAACACCAGCACCACAGTCTGGAAGACTACGTCAGGAATGGGAAGATGAAACAATAATTGGAGGGAACAGAGTGACAAGCCGATTAAGGACAAGTCTTGCCTATGCCGAATATCTAGAAAATGGTACTAGAAAGATGGCAAGAAGACCCTTTGTTGATCCAATTAAGAAAAAAGCCGAACCTGAGATTGAAAAAATCTATGGTTCACGATTTAAGGTAGATATATGAAAAAGATTATATATAAATATTTGAACAACTTAGAAATTGCAGGATTAGCTAAACATGACGGCTGTCCAGCAATCTTTTTAGATCAGGCACCCGATGATTCCGATTCAAGATGGGATGGCTCACAATATGGGCGTATCATTTATGGATTGAATCTGAAAGATGATTCCGAACGTAAGGTTTCTGGAACAATGGAGATTGCAATAGCGTATCTGTTTAATAATAAAGGCTATAAAAACTTGCTTGAAGCAAAGAAAGTCTTGAAAAAGGCGTTTGAAGGAGTTTTTTTAACCGATGCAGATACAACGATTTCTCTTGTATGGAGAAAATCCGAATCGTTTCAAGAGGCGATTGAAGGGCAAACGGACGTAGAGGTGTGCGGATCAATTTTGACGTTTGATGCATACGCATTTCCAAAACATTCGTATCTTCCGTTGGATGCAGTCGGTTCTTTGGCAAAGCACATTGACGAACACTGGGATGTGACAGTAATTAATCACACGGAACTTGACGAAATCTGGAAACCAGATGATGAAGAGGTTGTCGTTTATACGAGACTGGATTCTATGCAGCCCGGAACGTTCCCATCGACATATGCTTGTACATGGTTTACAAACAATATCAAAGTTCATGTGATCTCTGGATCAGATGTGAACGCAGATCAGTTTATCATGAATTTGCTTCAAGATTTACAGGAAAGGGAGCGGTTTGTCATGGACGATGGATCGCCGTTTTTTGTAAATCAATTAGCATACAGCACAAAGCTTGATCCTTTAAGAGATGGACAGGTAAGCGTGAGAGGACAGTACGGAAAGCTTCGAGAAATGGACGAGGAATCAGAAGAAATAAAAGGAATTACAATAAATTAGGAGGTAACAATGGCAGAAAAGAAAGAAAATACAAAAGCAATGCCGGAAGTTGTTTACACTGTGGAAGAGTATGCAGAAAATCCACAGGTCTTAGGAGTATCCGAAGATATTATCCGAACAGCATTTGCGAAAGCTGGTATTAGAGAAGCAACACAGAGTACAGCAAAGAAACTTGTAGATACATTTAGAAAGAAGGAGGTGTAGAGACTTGTCTGGATTATTTTTAAAAGGCGAGAAGAAGGAAAGAGCAGGCGTTTACCGCAGGCATGAGCAGATCACAAATAATGGTGTAGCATCCGCAATGAATGGAGTTTTTTGTATTCCAGTTCATGCAGACTTTGGGCCGGTTGGAGAAGTTCAGAAGATCACATCTAAAACCGATCTGTATTCTTTATATATGGAGAGCGGAACAATTGATGCAGCAGCAGCCTTATTTAGTGCTGGAGCAAACACTGTATATTTATACCGCCTTGGAACTGGCGGAAAAGAGGGAAGCGTATCTTTACAGACAACAACTTCCACAAATGCAGTCACATTAAAAACAAAGTATCCTACAGCCTTAAAGTTTTCTGTAACCTTAAAGCAGAAGTTAGGAGATGCAACAACAAAAGAGCTTTCTGTTTATAACGGAGCAACACTGGTTGAGAAAGTAAGCTTTGTCGCTGGTACTGGTGTAAATGAAGCCGCAAACCTTGTGGAAGCAATGAAAGACAGTAAGTATTTATACGCTGAACTTGCTTCTGGGGCATCTGGAATTATGCAGACAGTTACACAGCAGGCGTTAACTGATGGAGCAGCCCCAAACGTTACAACAGAAGATTACAGCAATGCTTTTAATGCATTTGAAGCATACGCATGGAACGTTATGATTCTTGATACTGTTGAGGAAGATGTTAAGACATTAGTGAAAACGTATATGGATCGTATTCATTCAAACGGAGCGTTAGGTATCTGTGTGCTTGGAGAAACAGCTGGAAAGTCACTTGCAACCCGACTGGCAAATGCTAAGGCTTATAATGCACCATATTTCATTTACTGCGGTAGTGGTTATTATAATACCGCCGGAGAAAGAGTAGAGGGATATCTTGCAGCGGCAGTGCAGGGCGGTGTGATTGGTTGTAAAGATTCCAGTACATCAATCGTGCATACGGAGATTCCTGATGCAGAATCATGCATTGAACAGCTGACAAACGAACAGTATGTGAGTGCGATTAAATCAGGATTGCTTCTGTTATCCGAAGGACAGGAAGGACAGGTCTGGTTCGATTCTGGGGTTAATACTTACACAGTGTTAAATGAGGACGACGATGAGGGCTGGAAAAAGATTAAACGAACAGCAATTCGTTATGAGGCTTTTGATCGTATTAACCGAACATTAGAACCACTGATTGGAAAGATCAGCAATACATCTGATGGCGTTGATAACGTAATTCAGGAAGCAAAAAAAGTATTGGCTGAAATGAACAGAGAAGGAAAAATCTTAGATACTTATGAGTTCTTCGAGGATACGGATAATACACATGCAGTAGATTATGCATACTTCATTATTCGTATTGATGATGTAGACAGTATGGAAAAGATCTACTTAACTTATCAGTTCCAGTATATTTCACAGTAGGAGGTTATTATAAATGAGCGGAAAAGGTTTTGATACTAGAAAGTTAATGACTGGAAAAGATGGCAAATTATTTGTCACAGTTGATGGCACATCTGTATGGTTTGCCTCCGTAGAAGAGTTTGCCGTTGGAGTAAACTTTTCAAACGTAGACTTCCATCCGGCAGGAGATATTCAGACTTATGGTGTCCCAGACAGCGTTAAATTTACAGCATCATTTACGGAAGCTGTAGTAAGAGACGATCTTACAATCCAGCCTATGTTGGATTCAATCAAAAATGGGAAAGTTCCTACATTCAGCCTTCAAGCTGGTGTAACAGAGCCACTTGCTGGCGGAGAAAGCAAATATTTGTTAGATGAGTGTATCCCTGATGGAGATACAAACATTCTGGAGGTAAAACCGGGAGAGATCATCAAAAGACAGTGTCAATTTATTGTAAACAGCGTACCAGATTGCATTAAAGCACTGGTATAGGAAAGGAAACAAAATGGCAGAGAAGAAAGAAACAAAAATCGAAGTAACAGAAGAAAATGAAATGGACCTTATCACGGGTCTTTTAAAAGCCGCAGAGTATAAAACAGAAGTACAGCAGCCATTGAATATTACAAGAAATGGACAGACATTGTTTAAATTTAATGTTCGACCATTATCTTTCGATGAAATTGCACAGTGTAGAAAGAAAGCTACAACTTATATGGCAAACCCAGGCGGAGCTTCACTTCCTCTCGTTGAGAAAGAAGTAAGTATAGCTGATTACATGGCATGGAAGATTTACACTGCAACAGTAGCGACTGACGGAAAGAAATTCTGGGATAATTCAGCACTGAAAGAAGGATTAAAGAAAGCTGGTCATATGGTTATGACACAGAACGAAATTATCAAAGAGGTGTTAACAGCTGGAGAGCTTGAAGCTGTCAGCGATGAAATTGATAACTTATCTGGAGGCGGTGTTAGTGTAGTTGACTACGCAAAAAACTAATTGAATCCAGTCCGTTAGCTTCTATGCTTGCAGAAAATTATTTACGGACTGGAATGTTACCATCACAAGCCCTTGATCTTCCTGAAGGAGAGAGGGCTTTTATTTTTGCAGCAATTTTAAAAGCTATGGAAGGAGGAGATGCATAAATGGCAAACAAAGAAATTGTGATCGATGTTGTATCGGAATATTCCGACCATGCATCTTCTGGCCTACAGCAAACAGGGAAGAATGCAGAGAAAGCATCACGAGAGATGGACAAGCTTGGAAAGAAGCGTGCAAAGCCAAAATTAGGACTTGAAGATAAAGCAAGTCCAGTCCTCGACAAGTTTGGTAAAAAGGGAGACGGGCTCGGTAAAAAGACCTGGACTCCAAAACTTGGATTAAAAGACACTGCAACAGCAGGGATCAAAAAAGCTATGAGTGCTGGTATGAGTTTTGGTAGAAAGACTTTTTCAGCAGCCCTAAAAATCAATGACAAGGTAACAAGTCAGATCAAAAAAATCCCAAGTGTTATATCTAAGATCAAGAATTCTATATTTTCACTAAAAACTTTGGCTGGTGGAGTTATAACTGGAATTGCTACAAAGAAATTGATAGCTGATCCAGTATCATTAGCAGACGAATTTCAGACATATCAAATTGGCTTTGAAACAATGCTGAAATCTAAAAAGAAAGCTATGAAGTTTATGGATAGTGCGAAGAAATTTGCATCTGTTACTCCGTTTGACACATCGGCCGTAGTATCAAATGCTCAAAGGATGTTGGCTTATGGATTTTCTGATAAAGACATTATTCCGGATCTGACAAAGATTGGTAATGCATCCGCAGCACTTGGAGCTGGAGAAGAGGGTATCTCTCGAGTATCCAGAGCTTTAGGTCAGATGAAAACAAACGGAAGGCTGAACGCAGAGGACATGAACCAGCTGACAGATGTCGGTATAAACGCATGGAAGTATCTTGCAGATGCAGAGGGTAAATCCATAGCCCAGATCAGAGAAATGTCTCAAAAAGGGCAAATCGGTGGAGACAAGGCGGTTAAGACAATCCTTAATGGGCTGAAAGAATTTGATGGAATGATGGACAAAACATCTAATTCGACGGTTTCTGGATTAATGTCAAATATTAAAGATACGTTCGACATAAACATTGTTTCTAAATGGGGAAAAGGTCTCCAGAAGGGAGCAACGAAAGGTTTAGGAGAATTTGCAGACTATCTTGATAAATCCGATGCAAAACTAAAAGAAGCTGGAACATCACTTGAAAAACTTGGAGAGTATGCAAGTACATCTGTATTCAAGGGACTTGAAAAGGCTGGAGATAAGATCGACGATCTTATTAGTATGCCAAAATTCCAAAATGCTTCAATCGGTGGCAAGATTAGTATTGCATGGGATGAGTTGATCGCCAATCCTTTTTCGAACTGGTGGGATTCCAAAGGAAAACCAGCAATCGTAAAGAAGATTACTGGGATTGGAAAAGATATTGCAAAAGCTGGTAGAAACTGGTTCAAGGAATCTCTTAAGGATCTGTTACCAGGCGGAGATAAAGCTGGTATCGAAGATTATTTAGCTGGATTTCTTGGATTATCTGGAGGGCTAAAGCTGTTTAAAGGTGGAAAAAGTCTATACGATCTGATCACTGGTGGTTCTGGAGGTGGAGGAAAAACCAATCCTTTAGGAGATTCCATTGGAACGATCAACGTATCAGCCGCAGTCGTAAACGTAAATGGCGGTGTTGGAAATTCTGGAACACCTACGATACCAAGCACAGGAAAGAATACACCAACAAGTGGAAATCCAACAGGTAATAAAGAAATCTGGTTACCAGAAAGCGTAAAGCGAAAAATGCAACAAACTGAACCGAAAACACCATCTGGACCGACAAGGACACCGGGTGGTTTGTTTGGTTTAGGCGGTTCTGGTGTCACGCTGAAAAATGGAGAAACCGTAGCTGCCACTGGATGGAAAGCATGGCTTGGAAATCTAGGCGTAAAACTTGGATCAGGTGCAGCGACCGCTGGTGGAGCAGCAGCCGTTGGAGGTGCATCTTTATTAGGCGGAGCTTTAGGGATTGCTGGAATAGGAAGTGCAGCCGGTAATATTTACAATGCAGTAACTTCCAAAGATTCAGCTACGAAGAAGAAGGAAGCCTATAGAGGTGGTACGAAACTCGGTATGGTTGGAGGTGGAGCTGCAACAGGAGCAGCCATTGGAGCAGCCTTTGGCGGTGTTGGGGCAGTTCCGGGAGCGTTGATTGGAGCTGGTGTCGGTGGACTGGGGGCAATCTTTAAAGGAAATAAGTTTGGCGATTCCCTTAGAAGGTTTGTATCCAGCCGAAAGAATGCACTGAAAAACAGTAATTCTATGACGGCAAAGAGTCAGAAATATTGGAAATACAGTAAAGACAGTATTAGAAGTGTTAATCCAAAAGGAGCAAAATACAAAGAGCTGGCAAGTTCCGTACAGAAAGCTTACGAGGAGAATAAGAAAAACACAAAACAAACGAATGTTGGATCAAAGACGACAAAGATTTTTTCAGGTGCTACGAATGCAGCTGGTGGAAAAGTCAGTGGCTTAGGTGGAATGTCCGCAACAGCTGGAGGAATGCTGGGAACGATGGGTTCTATGTCGCTTGCAGCTGGTGGCAACTTACAAAGTGCTGGAAGTTCCGCATTATCACTTGCAGGTGCTTTAGCATCCGCAGCCTCAACGATTGCATCCGCAGCAAGTACAACCGCTGCACAAGCAAGTGCGATCAAAAGTATTACTAGTGGAAGTTATCTAAGTAATAGCGGTTCTTCAAAATCTGGTAAAAAGAAAACAAGAAAAAAGACATCATCCGCACCGAAATTACAGACAGCCTTACCGAAAAATGGGAAGTTCTTTCATAATGCGAAAGGTAGCTTGGTAAGAGGACATATCGTTTCAGAGCTTGGAGAAGATGGAAACGAAATGGTTATTCCACTTTCTAAACATCGAAGCCGAGCATTATCCTTGTGGAATCAGGCAGGGCAGATTTTAGGCGTTACAAAACATGCCAAGGGTGGAATTGTTGGCGGTTCAGCTAAGACAGGAGCAACGGCATCATCTGGAAGCAGTCAGACAGTCATTAATGTTGGCGGAATTACGATCAGCGTAAATGGTAGTGGAAGCATCGTAGATGATATTAAGAACGCCAAAGGAGAGATTGCTGATACAATCATGCAGGCGATTGCAGATGCCGTAGGATCAACAGCAAGTAACAGGACAGCGGAGGTTATGTGATGGACATATATATTACTGGTAAAAATGCAAAGGGAGCGAATCAAAAGATTCAGCTTCCAGTGATTCCAGAAGAGATTGAAACATCACTTGATGGAAAATTTGCAGAGTATGATATTTATAGATTCGGGCAGATCAACGTTCCGAATGGTAAAAACTTGTCAGAGCTTGGTTGGGATAGTTTCTTGCCCGGAGAATCAAGAAAAGGCATGAAATTTGTTCATAAGTGGACTGATCCAGCGGTATTGGATGCGTTGCTGAATTACTGGACAGTGCATGGAACAGTTGTAAATGTCTGTATTACAGGAACAAAGATCAATAAAGACATGATGATCTCACAGTACGTTTCCACGATTAAAAGTCTGAAAGATTATTATTATACAATCCGATTTATTGATTATGAGAAAATCAGTGTATCATCAAGTAAACGAAAGCGAAAGACAACCAAAGTAAAAAAGAAAAAGGTTAAGGTAAAAAAAGGTCAGACGTTGCGTAAGCTTGCAAAGAAATATCTCGGATCGAGTAAAAAGTACAAGTTAATTTATAATGCCAATAAAAAACTCATTGATGCAAGGAACAAGAAGGAACGCAAGAAACATCCGAAAAAGAAGATCAGCAAATACACGATCTATAAAGGACAGGTGCTTGTGATCCCTGTTCCAAGCAGTAAATCCGTTTCAAATTCTAAAGTCACTGAACTTAAGAAAGCAATGAACAAAGACGGATATTCCAAATTGAAAGTTGACAAAAAGCTGACTTCCGCTATGAAATCTGCCATGAAGAAGATTAAGATTCGAAGAGGCAGACGAGGGAAAGTGGTTAAATTTGTGCAGAAGATTGTCAGAACTAAACAAGATGGAATTTACGGATCAAAGACAGCAGCAGCAGTGAAAAGATATCAGCGAAAGCATAAATTAACTGTTGACGGCGTTGTAGGTTATAAGACTTTGTTAAAGATGATAGGAGGATAAATCATGGCAAGTTTGGCAAATCCGCAGTATAAAGCCGTGGTAAAGACATCATCCGGCAAGAGATATGATCTTTTTAAATCACGAGTTATTTTAGATTTAACGATCTCCGATGATCCTGATTCGTTAGCGAAAGAAGTCAGTTTAACAGTAATGAATGCCGTTCAAAATGGAGCTACACTATCAACCTTGATACAGCCGTCAGACCGATTATATATTTCTGCCGATGTTGGGAATGGGTACTTTGAAGTATTTCGAGGTGTGATCTGGGAAAATGACAGAGTTACAGACACCGAGAAGGAAGTAACGTTTACAGCGTATGATTATCTCATTTATATGATGAAATCACAGGACTATTTTTATTATAAGTCTGGACTTAGTACAAAAGAGATTGTAAAGAAAATCTGTACCGCTTGGAAACTGAAATTAAGCTATAGTTATGGCTCGATCAAAAACAAAAGAATCAAGCCAGTTCAGAAGAATATCGGAGATATGATTATATACGTGCTTAACAAAGCAAAGAAAAGTATTTCCAGCCGTTATATTTTCACGATTGAAGGAACGACTGTGATTATAAAGTATGCAAACAAAAATTCGACGATTTATAAATTGAAAGAAGGAAAGAACGTTATATCTATTGAACTGAAAATAACGATGGATGATATCGTTACCAAAATAAAAATTTATGGAGAGTCGAAGAAAAACTCGATTCCAAGACTTTCAACATTATCTAAGAATACATCGAAGTTTGGTACGATCCAAGATATTATGGACAAGGACAAAAAAGAAAAGCTGTCTAAGGTCAAGAAACAGGCACAAAACAAGCTTAAAAGAAGTGCAAAAGTCAAACGAGAATACACAGTGACAGCGATCAGTAATCCTAAGATCAAACGAGGCGATACAGTCTATGTTGATTGTGGTACCGCTGGAATCAAGGGAAACAAGACAGTGAAAAGTATATCTCATGACTGTGTCGCTGGAACAATGGACGTTGTTTTTTATTAAAGGAGATTGCTAGTTATGAAGCAAGATGGAAGAAAAAACTTTATTCGGATGATCGAACAGATTTCAAAGGGAAATAACAGTTCTGCAGTAAATATTACTGCAGAACTTGGAACGATGAAAGCTGGTGGCGTTCTTCCAGATTCTTACCCAGAAGGATCAGAACCAGACGATGATTATTTAGTATTATCTGGAATAGAGACAGCAGAAGGAGACAGGGTTTTATTGATCTGGACAGATGCAGAAGAACTTATTGTAGTTGGAAAGGTAGAAGGAGGTGGAGACGATGCCGGATAATCTTTTTCCCGAGGAATACGACAATGACGAGGAATATTTAGACGATGAAGAGAACGAAGGAACTGACGAAGAAAATACAGAAGAGGACGAAGATGCCGGTTATAAGCCGAGCATCTTTTTTGATTTTGACACAGGCGACTTTGTTACGCTTCATGATGGAAAATTAAAAGAGGCATCCGGGTTCGAAGCGTGGGTGCAATGGTGTTACAAAACGATCATGACACAAAGATATGCTCATGAGGGATATTCCACCGACATTGGGATTGACTATGAAAGTGCCTTGCAAGCAGATAGCCGTGAAGAGGCAGAAAGTATTTTACAAAGAGAGATTGAAGAGGCGTTAATGGCTGATCCGTCCGAAAGAACTTTGTACGTTGGGAATATTACGTTCCAATGGGAAGCAGATCATTGTCTTGTAACAGTACAGGTACAGGGAATCGACGGAGATACAGAGATAACAACAAGTTTTAAAAGTGAGGTGGGCTAAAAATGGCATTGGAAGCAGAAGAAATGGAACTTCCCGATTTTTTGGAAAATTCGAGTGAAGATGAAATCCATGAGAAAATGCTGGGAAATTTGCCAGAAGATATTGATAAATCGGAGGGCGGATTTCCGTGGGATTTTACACGACCAACAGCAATAGAAATATCAGAACTTAAAGAGTACGTTCTTGTAGAAGTTTTAAAGTGCCTTTTTCCAGCTACCTGTGAAGAATCGTATTTGTTAGATTATCACGCAGACGAGCGAGGAGGCATGGTGCGAAGAGAATCAGTAAACGCTTCGGGATATGTGACAATTACAGCAAAAGCTGGACTTGTAATACCCCTTGGCTATGGATTTTCAACGGAGGCTGACGATGAAGGAAATACCATAGAGTTCGTAACGATTGAAGAAGCTACAGTTGATACGCTGGGAAATGCAAAAATACCAATTGAAGCAGTAGAAGGAGGAGCAGATAGCAATGTTGGAGCAAATACAATCGTATTGCACACAGGGGACGAGAATGGAGAACTTCTCGACGAGATTATATCTGTAACAAATGAAGAACCGATCACTGGTGGTTTGGATGAAGAGGACGATGACACTTTGAGAGAGCGAATCGTTGAGTACGATCAAAGTCAGGACGTTTCGTTTATAGGAAATGTTGCCGATTACAAACGATGGGCATTATCGGTTGCTGGTGTAGGTGCTGCAACTGTTATATCGGCAAAAGATACATCGGGTACAGTTAAGATCATTTTGCTAGATCAGAATGGACAGCCGGCATCAAAGCAGATTCAAGATGCCGTTTATGATTATATTATGAGTCCAGACGATGGAGAAGCACGTTTAGCACCGACAAATGCCGTTTTAGAAATAACAACCCCTGATACAGTCACAATTAATGTCGCAGCGGTTGTGTATCTGAAAGAAGGAACGATTCGAGAGGTGCAAGACAGATTTAAGACAGAATTGCAGGCATATTTATTGAACGTATCTTCGGATGCAACCGATAATGTTGTCAGAATATCAGCGATCAACTCATTACTTAGTTCTATATCCGATATTTATGACTATGAAAATGTACAGATAAATGATGCAGCCAAAAACGTTGAATTTACGTCTGGACAAATGCCTGTGCTTGGAACTATAGCATTAACGGAGGGCTGATTTATGTGGTATAAAACAGAACTTATGGAGCAAATCTTAACCAGTGAGAGTGCAAAGCGAATGATTGATTATGTATCTCCTATTTACGGAAAATCAAGAATCGCTCTTTGGTTGTTTCAGATCATCGGTCTGGAATTAGACGATGTGAAAGAGATATGTGACGACATTTACGATCAAATCTTTGTAAGTCGTGCCACATGGTCGTTGCCGTACTGGGAAAAAGCGTATGAAATAACGCCTCTTCCAGATCAGACAATAGAACAAAGAAGGCAGCAGATTCAGCAAAGGAGAGTAAAAAAGGCTTTAAATCCAGCACGTTTTGAAAAGATTTTATCATCTTTGAGCGGTGTTGAAGCAAAGATCGTTGAAAACACTGGTAAGAATACATTTCAAGTGATTTTTTACGGAACAGTCAATAACTATGATGAAGTATTAAGAAGAATTGAGCAATTAAAACCAGCACATCTTATATGTGATGTTCGTATCTCGGAAGCAAGTGAATCAGAAACGAATATTAATTATGTGATCGTGTCAAGTGTATGCGAGCATTCTTCAACGATTATTAGTGAGGTATAAGTATGTGGGATAATACGATAATTACAGACAAAGGAATTGATCTTTTAAAAAGAGCTCTGGATGGCGAGAAGATTAACATAACCGCTATAAAAGCTGGGGCTGGAAAAGTAGATGTAAGTTCATTAGGAAGCCAGACAGCGGTTTCAGATATAAAACAAATTGGAACAATCCAAGGCATAACAACCGCTTCGGATGGAACAATTAAAATCGGAGTGCTGTTTTCCAATACTGGATTGACAGCTGGTTATCTTATGACACAGCTAGGTATTTATGCGAGAGATTCATACGGAACAGAGATATTATTTGCAATTTCGCAAAATTCAACAGGTAAGGAAGTTCCGTCAGAAACATCTATGCCGGCATGGTCGCTGGTACATGATTTTTACATCAAGTTAAGTAATGATGTAAGTATTACAACGACAATTGATCCAGAGGGATACGTCACATTTGGAACATTACAGGAAGAGTTAGAAAAGCAGCAACCTATAGATACTGGATGGCTCAAAGTTACTAATTTTTTTAATGGTTGTACTCATTATGGATCGAACAGCAACGTTCAAGTACGTCAGTGTGGAAAATTTGTATATATTGTAGGAGCTGTAGGCAATAAAAAAGAATTAGCTACAAAGCAAACAAGTGATGGGATTCCAGACGTTGCAATGTTTAAACTTCCAGATGGGATAGGACTTCCTATAACAAACGTACGTTTTGCACAACAAGGAAGTGGAAGTAATAGGTTTTCAGTGGTTGTTGATGCTAGTACTAGAATTGTTTCAATAGGGCGATATGGTACAACATCTTGTATTAATGTTCCGGCTGATTCTTGGCTGAATGTATGCTTAACTTATATAGTAGCGGATTAA